GTGGTCTTTTGCACATGAGAACCAGCCATTTAATTATGACGAATTACAATTACGTTGTGGTTTAAGAGAAGATAAAGGCACGTGGCAGGACATGTTTAGAATAAGATTTTCAAATAAAGAAAAAGAATACTTTATAAAGTGTATTAACAATGGTTTTAATTTAGATTTTAAATCTAATATTATTGTAGATACTATGCATGCAGTTAAAGGTGGTGAGGCTGACAATGTAATTTTATTAAGTAAAGCTAATTGGCCATCACATTACGAAAGAAAAAATTTATCTGAAAAGATAAAGGAGTGTAGGGTTTGGTATGTTGGTGCAACACGTGCTAAGAAAAATTTACATTTAGTAAATACACATCATAAATATCACTTCCCATTAGGATCAATATATAATATTTATAGGAGAAATTATGAGCATTACAAAGGATGATATGGAAAGTATCTTTCCACAAGATAAGGGGCCCAAGCATTACAAAAATTATAAAATACAACCTTATGAATTTATCTCTAAAAATGGTTTATCGTTTTTTCAAGGTGTATGTATTAAATACATTGTTAGATATACGATGAAGGACGGGATAAAAGATCTAGATAAAATTATTCATTACTGTGAGTTAGAGAAAAAAAGACTGAGAGATAAATGAGTCATCAATTAAATTTTATATTCCAAGAGGCAGACTGGGTGTGTCCATCAGAATATCCTGATTTAAGAAATGCAGATGCAATAGCCATAGATTTAGAAACAAAAGATCCTAATTTAAAAACACTTGGCCCTGGCTGGGCTAGATTTGATGGTCATGTGGTTGGTTTTGCCGTAGCAACTGCCGGTCAGCAATACTATTTTCCTATAGCTCATGATGCTGGTGGTAATATGGACGTAGGTATTACTTCTGCATACATAGAAGATATCTTAAAATTACCATGCCCAAAAATATTTCATAATGCAGCTTACGATTTAGGTTGGCTTACAGTTAACAATTTTAAAGTTAATGGGCCCATAATAGATACTATGATAGCTGCAGCCATAGTAGATGAGAATAGATGGTCTTATGCTCTTAATTCATTATCTAAAGATTATTTAGGTGAAATAAAGAACGAAACTTTTTTAAATGAAAAAGCCAAAGAGTGGGGCATAGATCCTAAACAAGATTTATGGAGGCTCCCTGCTGGATACGTAGGTTTTTACGCTGAGCAGGATGCTGCACTAACATATAAATTATGGCAACAATTAAAACCAATTATACTTAAACAAAATTTACAGGATGTCTGGGACATGGAAATGGATCTCCTTCCTATATTAATTGAAATGAGACAGAAGGGAATTAAGGTTGACTTAGAAAAAATACAAACTTTAAAGAAAGATTTTATACAAGACGAGAATAAAATATTACAAAGAATAAAAAAATTAACTGGTGAGAGTGTAGATATATGGGCCAATAGATCAGTTGCTAAGGCTTTTGATTATTTAGGTATTGACTACCCACTATCAGAAAAAGCGAAGGAGCCTAGTTTTACATCTAATTGGCTACAAAATTGTGAGCATGAAATAGCTAAATTAATAAGGAACGCTAGAGAAATAAATAAGTTTCACTCAACATTTTTAAATGCAATAGAAAGATATCAATATAAAGGTAGGATACATTCAGAAATACATCAGCTTAGATCTGATGGTGGAGGCACAGTATCTGGTAGACTAAGTTATTCTAACATGAATCTACAGCAAATACCTGCACGTAATAAAGAATACGGAGATAAAATTAGAAGTTTATTTTTACCTGACGAAGAAAAACAATGGGGATCTTTTGATTACTCACAACAGGAACCACGGCTAGTGGCTCATTACGCTGCAAGTATAGATCAGGGTTTTACAGGTGCTAATGAATTTATAGAGGCATATCAAAATGAAGCTGCAGACTTTCATCAAATAGTTGCAGATATGGCAGGTATATCAAGATCCGCTGCTAAAACAATTAATCTTGGAATTTTTTATGGTATGGGAAAAAATAAATTATCTAGAGAGTTAGGTATTTCTAAAGTTGATGCAGAAAATTTATTAAGACAATACGATACTAGAGTTCCATTTGTAAAAAAATTAGCCACAGAAGTTATGAATAGTGCAAATAAATATGGATACATTAGAACCATAAAAGGCAGGAAATGTAGATTTGAAATGTGGGAACCAAATACATTTGGTATGCACCAGGCAATGAATTATGAAGAAGCAAAAGCACATTACGGAAATAATATAAAAAGGGCTTACACTTACAAAGCTCTTAATAGATTAATTCAAGGTAGTGCTGCGGATCAATCTAAGCAAGCCATGATTGATTGTTATAACAATGGCTACTTACCGCTGTTGCAAATTCATGATGAGTTGTGTTTTTCTATTTATAATGAGAAGGACACAAAAATAATTAAACAAAGCATGGAAAATTGTATTGACCATCTTAAAGTTCCATTTAAAGTAGATATTGCTTTAGGTAAAAGTTGGGGAGATGCAAAAGAATAGGAGAAAATATGATTATATTTGGAAAAACACCAAAGGACTGGAAAGCCTTAGAATTATACTACAGAGCTGAATGGATTATATTTGTAGTAGGTTTTGTATTAGGTGCAATAATATTTTAATGAAGTTTTTTACAATGGAGGATGTGGACTTGGCAAAGGAGCTAAAGCCATATCTTCCAAAAAAATTCTTAATTAAACAATTTGCATTCTGTAATTATAAATTAAGACGTGGCTGGAGTATGGGCAGGCTAATAGCCTACATAGAAAATACGAAAAATTTTACGTTAAAAAAATTTAACTAATCTTCTTTATTTCTTTGATCAATAACACTTTGTTCATTGATCTTAATTTTTAAATCTTTTAATTTAATATCGATCCATCGCATATCAGGTGTAACTCTACCCTGTTCTAGAGCCTGCGTTGCCCACTTCGACTCCAATTGCAACTTTTTCGATACCAACGCTTGCAGTGACATTTCTATCTATCTCCTCATACGTTATATGAAGTCCTTTATCTCTAAAGGCTTCATCTTTCGGTAAAATCTTTTTGGAGGTAATCATTTCCGCAAAGTTTTCAGCCGCATTATCAGCATCAGATCCTAAAGCTATCCCATCAAAATATAGATTGCTGTATCTTACTTGGAATCTATATGCTTTCATAATTATATCGTATCTGATCCCTTTACGCAATACAGTTGTGCTTGAATTACTGGTATACCAGCTTCCTTGTATTGGAGCACAATATCATCGAGTTTTGCCGGTGCAAGTCTCATGCATTCGCTGTGTTTATAATAAATTCTTGGGGTTTCTTCGTGTGGATTACAATCTATTGAAGTTTCAGTCATAATACAAACAAATGCAACCATAAAAAATTCTGCCATGATAAGGCAGATTATCATTAACAGTTATTAATAGATAGAATCAGCTATTGTCTTTTTTCATAGACTCTTTGCCGCTCTCATCATGATAGATAATCCATAGATCTTTACCATCAAAATAATAACCACTAATCATTTTCTTTTTTTTCCTCATGTTCAGTGATTCTATTTATTATAAAGAAAGCTGCAACAGCTATTATTAAAATTAATATTGATCCAGCGAGTAACATTCCTAGTCCGTATTGGGGTGTCATAATTTATGGTGGTGGGCCCGAAGGCCCAGCCACTTACCTTTTCATCTCCTTACCCTCTTTTAACATCTGATCACGTTGCTTAGAATGAGCGATGCCGTTTTTCTTAGCGACTTTAGAAACTTCTGAGTCAACGAGTTTTGCAATCATTGCCCCAGGCTTTCTATAACCGTGCTTACAAAGAGCTCGGAGGATGTGGTAACTGTCAGTATCAACTGCAACAGATTTCCACTTGTTGATGTCCATTACCCCTCCTATTTTTTCTTCTTCGAGTATTGGTTATGACCAGCTTCTCTAGCAGCTCTTAGTCTATCGGTAACTTCGATGTAGGCCCTATCCTCTACCCATCTAACAAGTTTAATCTTTTTAAACTTTCTGCCAGATAAGTAACTATTGTAAACAGACTCAAAAACTCTGATGTAACTCATTCTATCTGTTGCACCTAAAATTTTAGATCCGTTAACTTTTAATGCATGGATAAATCTTTTAAACTCAAACTCTGGATGTTTAAAAAATATTAAGAATGCATTTAGGAAGGCACGACTTTTGGCTTGCTTACCTAACAACCTAATTAGTTTTAAGTAAGACTCACCAACTTCGTTAGCCCAAGATAGAGCCGACAATCTGTAAGATCCTAATTTAAGATCTTCAAAAATATCTGATGCTCTATTCACACGTTTTTGTCCTACGATCACAGCAACGTCTGGATTAAAATTATATTGCTTAATTAAAAATTTAAGCAACTGATAATCTTTTTTCCCACGCTGAGCATAAAAGTCTATGTAATTAATCGTAGACCACTTAACACTGTTAGTGTTAGCTCTAGCTGTATCGAGGTCTTCACTAAATTTACCGATGTAATACTTGACCGGCAAATTTAATTGCTTACGTGCCTCTAGTCTATGTTGACCGTCCAATACAAACATTTCACGATCAACAATTATTGGTATGTCTAGATCCTGCTCACTTATAGCTTTCACTAAACGTTTTACATGATTAGGATCAACATCTCTGTTTCCTCTAATCTTTTTAAAAACAGAATAGTCTTTAGTTACATATACTGAACCTTTGACTTCTGTTCCGTTTTTTTTAATAACCATATTTTCCTCCTATGGGTTAGATGGTTAGTTTAATTTAGACTCAGCTAATGCTGAATCTTTATCTTCCTGATCCTGCCGGGCCTCCAACTCATCGTACACTAGCATCGTTGCCAGGTACTCAGACAATGGTTTGAACTCAGTAGAACCAATTATGATTTTTAAAGAACACAATCTTGATACAGCATCTTTAAAAGTTGTATCGTCTTCATGTGTTGGGTTACCCCTGCAATCATGAGTATGGATCTTAGATAGTATCTCTTGAACACTATCATTGAAATCATTCCATACATCAGAACTACACTTAAAAAACATGATTCGATTTATATATTATTATATCCCATTGTCAAACATTAAATTTTATATATTGACATAAATCATATTATGGGCTTAAATGGGACAGATTTAATTTTAACCAAAAGGAGGACATATGTTAAATCAATTAAGAAAAAGCAGATTAAGTGTTAGAGACAATAAAATAATCTGTAACGCACATTCTGTTAAATCGTTAAAGTCACAATACGATAAAAGTTGGAATGGACTTAAACCAGTCTTGGAGGAACTAAGGGTTAAAAAAAATGTTAACCAATTAGTTGGAGATATAAATGATGGTTTAGGTTTAAGAGGGTTTTTATTCGTACCTAAAACCAGGAAGTTTTTTGATCAAAAAAAGTTTGCAGAAGATAATCCTGTACTTTACGAAAAATATATGAAAGAAATGACATATTACGAGAATAAACCAATCTCGTAATCCAATGTAGTAGGTAGGCGATCTCTTAATGCTTCGGATTGCCTACCTAAATTTTTTAAGCTATTATACAGCATGCCAGCACCATTAGCAGGAATAGTACCAATATTAATGAACTCAGCACGTGGTTTAAAAATTTTACGTGACCTGGGTATAGCTGTTACATCAATACCAGCTATTGAAAAAACAATAAATGCAATTCCAGAAGAAAAACAAAAACAGTTAGTAGAATTAATTGTACAAGGCCCAGCGTATGATTTTGTAAACGAACAAGTATTTAGAAATGTAAAAGATACACCATCTGGAACTGTAATAGGCCCTGACGCTGATGAAATAGAAAAACAAAAAGAACAAATACAAAAAGATTTAAAACCACCTAAAGCAGGTGAGCCACCATCAATTGAACCACTTATAACTTTACCACCGGAGCCAATGGAAACTAAAGAAGAGTTTCCTGCAGAGGAAGATGATAAACCATTAATAGAAACTTTCCCAGCAGGCACGGAACAAGGCCCAGTAATTTTTACAATGGATGATCCAAGACAAATTAAAACAACAGGTCAGTACGTTGGATTACCAGAAGGCACAGACACAAAAGAAAAGTTACAAGAGATTAGAGATGA